CTAGATACTGCACAGTAAGACAATCGCCCCCTCTTCGGAGGGGGCTTTTTACTTTATAGGAACTAATCATGAAGATTGTAAGCAAAGAGTCGCTACGAGTAACGACGCTAGGCGGGACAGCTGTTCTATTTGAAGCAGGCGTACCCAGAGAGATTGCTGACGAAATTGGCCTGCTGGCAATACAGATGGGTGCAAAAGAATACAACGAAAAATATGTTGAAGAACGCGACGCTGAAGTTGCCGTTTTTGAAGAGATTATAGAAGAAGTATCACCAGTCGAAACCTCATCAGACCTAGTCACTGCTCTAGAGAAAATGATGGACGAAGGTGACCCCAAGAATTTTAAAGCCGATGGTTACCCCAAAGCTGCAGTAGTAAACAAAGTTATGGGCCGAACGATCGGTACTGATGAACGGGAAGCAGCCTGGGAATCAATCCTCAACTCATAGGTAAAAAACGATGGCAGTCACAGTACAGAGCGTAATTGATAGGGCGCAAACCGTGCTTCAAGACACAACAGGTGTTAGGTGGCCGGTCGTGGCAGAGCTTGTCTTATGGATCAACGATGCTCAGCGGGAAATCGCGCTACTGAAACCTGATGCTAGCGCAACTAATACAACGATTACCCTAGCTACTGGTACGAAGCAAGACATCCCCAGCGGCGGTAATAGACTACTCAAAGTAGTAAGGAACATGTCTGCTGCGAGTAACGGTACCGGTAAGCGTGCGGTGCGTCTTGTAGACCGTGAAGTACTTGACGCGCAAACCCCTGACTGGCATGACCCCGCCGTATCTGGTGACGCTGCGCACTCAGCTATCGTAAAACACTATGTCTATGATGAGGCTAATCCGCGAAACTTTTATGTATACCCTGGCGTCAGCGGTAGCGCGTATTTAGAGATTATCTATTCCTCCAACCCCGTGGCCGTAGCGCAAGCTGATAACCTTTCTATTCCTGATATTTATGCAAACGCAATCATGAACTACGTCCTGTACATGGCTTATATGAAGGACGCGGAATACGCAGGTAACGCCCAACGTGCGAGCAGCCACTTTCAGTTATTCACTGCCTCTGTCACAGGTAAAGGGCAGGTTGACGCGGTGACTAATCCAAATATAGAACGTAGGCAAGCCCCAGCAGCGATGGTGTAATTTATGGCGATTTCTTATGAAGCGCTGTTACCCGACATCCTGCCAATGGTCCCTGGATGCCCTGATACGTTAATTAAAAATAATATTAGGGCCGCGGTCATAGAGCTTTGTGAGCGAGCTAGCGTCTATCAGGCCGAGCTTGATCCACTAACTACGGTTGGTAATATTTTCGAATACGATCTAGAGGCGCCATCCGGCACAGCCGTTCAGAGGATTCTGTGGATCACGCACGCGGGTAAAGACCTCGAACCACTAACCTCCACCCTCTTAGAACAGCGCATACCGAAGTGGCGCGAGGGTAACGGCGTACCAGAATATTACGTTCAGCAGGGCACAGCTCTCGTTTGGCTAGCCCCAATTCCGACTGCTACAAGCGTATCGAGCACCATTGTACGTGCGGTGCTAAAGCCTACGCATACCAGCACAGCGTGCGATGACGGTGTAATGAACGATTACAGAGACACCATTATAAACGGCGCTCTTTTCCGGCTTCTGAGAATTCCAAACAAAGAATGGACAGATCTTCAGGGGGCAGGAGTGTATGGGTCTCTATTTAACGAAGGTACTGTAAATGCTGAGCGTAAGGCGCGCGGTGCTGACACAGGCGTAGCCAGGAGGGTTAGATATGGCGGGACTTCAGGTGCATGGCGCACCCGACGCAGACGATACGGTAAAGGCGGATAGCCCGACCCCCGCTCACGTACGAGATGAGTGGGACTGGGTAAGGCTTGGACTTGAAGAAATTTTAGCTGAGCAGCCCCAGCTTACGTTCAGACCAGAAGATGTTTATGCAGCATGTCTGAATGAAGAAGCCCACCTCTGGGTAGCACCAGAGGGATTTGTAATCACGACCGCAGAGCGGGATGAGTTTACGGGGGCAAGGACATTTTTACTTTGGTTGGCATGGGCCAAGAACCGCGGACAAAGTTGCGCGATTAGGTATCTACCATTCTTTACCCAGCTAGCCAGAGACAGTGGTTTTAAGACCCTTGAAACCAGAACACCGATATCAGCTTTAGAGGCTTACTTCCTAGCTGAAGGTTGGAACAAAGACACAGTGGTTTATACGAGAGAACTGTAATGGGTAGCAAACCAAAAAAACAAGACTATCAACCGTCAGCAGCCGAGAAAGCGTCGGCGGCTGTAGCTATGGCCGAAAACAAATACTTCAAAGCGAAGTACGACCCGTTGCTCCAGAAGATGCGTGATGCATCGAAAACTGATGATTCAGCGGATGTTCTGCGTGGTCGTGCCAATGCCGACACAATGCAGACGTTGGCAGGTAAAGCAAGTTATGACCGCGCGGCTAGCGGTGCAAGTGGTGGGGCGGAAGCGCAAGCCTATCAAGCTCAGCTTGCGGCAGCTGATAAAACGGGCTTGGGTATCAAGAACAACATGCAGTTAGGTGTATTAGGCACTGCTCGCGGGCAAGCTGCTGATGCACAAACCGGTATGGGTTCAGCGGCCAACATGGGCGCATCGAGAGTATTGACTCAGGCCAAAGCGAAACAGACAGAACGCGAAGCGAAGATGGGAGCGCTCGGACAGGTAGCTACTTCTCTGGTATTGCAGGGCGCTGAGAATATGAAGTCCAAAAAGGGCGCTACCAACCCAGATGGAACGCCGGTTTGGGCGGATGATGAGAAAACAATTCAGAAGATGGATAAAGGGTCTTTCTTTAAAAACGCTAACCCAAGCTCGTTCTTCGGGAGTTAATAAGTATGTATTCAGGTATTGGGAACATCGGGAACTTCAACTATCGAGGCGGTGATTACGTAAATCAACTGCCAAGCGTAAATGACCCAGACAAAGCGTACGCAGAAATCACTCGGAACGACTATATCGACTACGTTAAAAACTATCGTCAGTTTGAAGAAGATCTACTAGACCGAGCACAAAACGATACATCGCTAATTGATGACGCACGAACTAATGCCGCGGAGGCGCAAGGGTTGATGGCGGGTGTTGCTGACCGTAACGCAGCACGTTACGGAGTGAACTTGACCCCCGCACAGCGTCAGCAACAAGAGCGAGGTTTGGCTCGCGCTAATAACTTGGGGCTTGCACAGTCTGTAAACGACGCGCGCATTGCCCAGAAAGAAGCTAACCAAGCAGCGCTCGGTGACCTGATTAATATTGGTCAGGGCGTTAACCGTTCTTCATTGAGCCAGATGCAGGGTGTAGCGCAGAGCGCGACCCAACGAAAAAATGCTTATGACCAGGCTAAGGCAGCGTCGAAAGCACAAACTTATAGCACGATCGGCGGTCTCGCTTCAGCAGCCATCTTCGCGTTTGCGTTTTAAGGTAATTTGATATGAGTTTTGGACAAGGTGTTCTTCAAGGTCTCGATACATATCGAGAATTTAGTCAGCAACGTCGAGCTAATGAGCGCAATGACGCGTCTTTACAGATTGCTCGCGAGCAGCAAGATATCGACAACTATAAACAGAAGCAGATACAGCTTAAAGATACTGCAAAAGATGTCGTCGGCGCTATTGACGGGCATTTTGGTGCTCAAGGGTTTTCAGACTACCGAAGCAAGCCTTGGGCAAAGCTAATAGACGAAGCACCAGAAATAGCAGCTAAGCTCGCGAACACCAAACCTGACTTCACTAACTTCAAGAACGAAGACGGCGACAATGTTACAGCAGAGGTTGTTGGCTTTGATAAACGGGAAGTAGATGGCCAGAACATTTATGTGCCGATGGTGAAACGCCGTGACACAGGTCAGGTAGTCCCCATGACGGTAGGTCGCTCATCTGATGCAAACGATCCTGTAGTGCAGCTGAGTGAAGACGATCTCAAGGACAATATGGACGGGTTGTGGCGCGGTGCTGTCAAGAACGGCGGCTATCAGAATGACATGAGTCATCTCGTTGGTAGAGAGGCTGTTGTAGACGCGCGTGAAGAAAAACTTGTCAGAGACCGAAGTGTTGCGACATCTTTAAGCGAAGGCATTCTTCAGACTGTTGGAAGCGACTCGTCTATTACACCTCAAGCTAAGACTGAGTTTGGTAATTTAGTGTTAGGTATCGAAGACCCTGAAGAGCTGAAGAAAATTGCTGTAGCACAGGGCATCGATGTCGACGCTTTAGTAGCAGAAGGTCAGGCAGCAGCAGCTGCTGAGATTGGTTCTACCGCCCCTGAAGGTTCTTTAGAAAAGCTGTTGTTCGAACAAGGTGTAACTCGAGAGGTCTGGGAAAACTCAGATCCAGACAAGCGTAAGTTGATAGTTAAACGTCTTAACGAAGAGCAAGACTGGAGCGCGTTGATAGACAAGACTGGTGGGCGAGTAATGGCGCAGCTAGAAGAGCTAGTTACTTTCCCCTTTGACCAGATCGCTAACCTCGGTAATTCCATAGCTGAAAGTAAATTCGGAAGGCGCTTAGGGCTGTCAGACCTAACTGATGATCCCGCGCCAACAAGACGAAACACCGCAGTCGCGGATAAAGAGCGAGAGATCAACCGCCAGAAAGGTATGAGAACTGAGGAAGAAGTTGGTAGCTCCTTCAGTACACCTGCACCGTTTGAAGTAACCGCAGAGAATCTTCAGAAAGCGATTCTTGAAGGGACTAATCAACCAACTGCTGAACAGCAAACCGAGATGGTGTCGTTCCTTGATTCGAAAGGCATCAAGACTATGGCTGACTTCGAGCAGCAGGTTCTAGATAACAAGCTCAAAGACAACGACGCCAAAATGGTAGCGTTTATTGCTGCTATGACTCACCAAGGACCTGCTTCAGAAAAAGATGCTGTTGCGCAGAAAATGCTGAACCTTATTGAACGCGGCTCCCAGGACACGGGTCAGGTCCAGCAAGCTCAAATGGATGATGCTAGAGCAGCGCGCGAAAACCAGGCTTACTCCTATCAAACTGCGCGCATTGATCTCCAGAATCAGATAGACAACGCGGATGACGAAAGGACCCTCGAGATTCTCAAGGGTGCTGAACGGTTGTATAACACTGTCGCCAAGAAAGCTGGGATTATGGACGACGAAGGTAACTTCACCGACGACGATTTTGATGCCACGGGTGATGAAGCCAGAATTATGGGACGTGAGATTACAAAGTATATGGGTCTTAACGGTCTCAAAACTAAAGGGCCTAAATCTTTAGAAGCGCATCTTGCGGGCATGAAGGTGTCTGTTGGTCTGTATGTACAGGCGCTTGCAAACGACGACAAGAATGGCTTTTTCACTAAAGAAAACATGCTCGACTTCTTCCGCCCCGATGCCGTTGGCGCTCAAGCATTTGACTTGAGGCAATTGCGCGTTGGAAGCGTAAGAGACGGCAAGCCTCAGAGTATCGCTTATGTAGGGCCAGATGGCGTTGTGAGCCAAACTGTACCGTTAGCGGAGATTCAGAGAGAGCATCCTCAGTTAGCACGAATCGTCCTGACAGCGGCGGAAGCAAACTCGAAAGCATCTA